ATTTAGCTTTACGAGTAAATTGTAATACTTTTTTACCAATATAGATTTTACCTGATGGTTCATGGGTTACTCTATATACAAACCCAAAGGTTGAAGGAGGGAAATCCTCTACTGAGGTCATTGCCTCGCCTTTATAATACCAATTCATAATTTTTATCTGTCTATGTTAATATAGAATGTCGTATCTGTTGTACGAGATAATGGGTAGGGTTGTGATAATTTTCCTACCGCTAATAATTCTTGGGCCTCATTATATAAACCTACTGTAGTAGCATATGGTTGAAAGAAACTACCTGTTGTAAAGTCATATACTGAACCATCTGTTGAGCCTGATATAATAGATGGGTTTTGTGAGAAATTATATTCAAATTCATTTACTGTAGCTTTATATTGGGTTTCAAATATCTCATATGAGCTGCTAAATGAACAAGTTACGTTGGTAGCTGTTGTAAAGTCGTTTATATTTAATGGGTCGTAAGCAAGATCATTAGTTATAATAATAATACCATGTTGGTATATAATGTTACCTACTATACCTCCAATTACACTACTACCACTAATTATAACATTACCTTCTCCATCATCTGTAAGTAAAGCATTATTAGTATTATCTTCCCAAATAAAAGATTCGGGTTGGATATAATCACCAAATAAACGAGAAGGGATAGAAAATACTGCTATTTCAGAATTTGAAGCTGTGGGGAAATCTCTAGATTGAGTAAGTGAGGTTTGAAGATAATTAAAATATCTACCTGTAGAAGAAGATGGACCTCTTAACACATCACCTTCAGGTGTTTCTCCTGGGAGGATACTTGCTGATACAGGCATATCACCTATACTGGAGGATAGATAGTTTGAGTAATATAATTGTTTAATAGAATTATAAAGTAAGTTTCTTTGAATTCCATTAAATGACCCGAATTGAGTTTCAGGGTCACTATTTTTACCTTCATAAGTAAAAATTTGGACATCCGAATCTCCAAATGATGAAGAAGCGAAAGTAAAACCCTTGTTAACCTCAAAAGGGGTAACAATTACATCAGATGTTAAAAATTGTTTGTACGCTGCCATTCATTTTAGAAATCTAGCTTAACTCTAACAAGAGCTTCTTTTGTAAAATCTTTAGGTAAGGGTGTTGATAATTTAGCTACTGCTAATAACTCACTAGAATCATTGTATAAACCTACTGTTGTTATAAAAGTTGTAGGATTATTAATAAATGAGCTATACAATACTTCACCAGTTGAACCTGAAATAAATGATGGATTTTCTGAGTAGTTAAATTCTGAACTTCTAGGTCTTACAAAAATGAAATCTGAAGTGATTGTTTCTTCTGAGTTAGCTGTAAAGGAAGCTCCATCTACAATAGCGTCGTATAATCTACCAGCATTTGCACTATCAACATTATCACCTCTAGTTGTACCTAGTACAATACCACCATCTGAAGCTGCTGCATCTAAAGCAGAAGGATTTAAGAGATAAGTAGCAATATCTGGTAAGAATAAACCATATGAACCACTAGCTGAATATCCATTAGTGCCACCTCCAGTAGAAGTAGTATCAACTACCGTACCTGCTGAACCTGAAACTAATTGAAATACTCTACCTGCATCATTAAATTCTACAGAAGTAACTACTTGAGAGTTATCTGTAAGTGAAATAGTATTTCCACCTACTGTTAAGTCTAGAGTAGTAGATCCTGGGAATAGACCTTCTTTATATCTATTTCTATCAATTGAAATTGCATAAAAATTAGGAGCAGTTACTCCACCAAAAGAAAATTCAGCATTTTCATCTCCTAATACTAAAGTACGATATTGACCATAATTAGTTGATGAAGGTGATTTACCTGCTACAGCACTATCAAATTCTAAAGAACCACTACCATCAACATCACCATAAGCAATTGCAAATTGGATATCTTCGTATGATTCTGAGTTGTATACATTAATATAATAAGCACCATTTGAAGATGCTACCTGTGTTGATGACGTATAAAATGCAGTAAGTTCAGGAGAATTTCCTGTCCATAAACCAGCAGTGATACTATCAGCTGATACTACAAAATCGTCTTGTTCGAATGCTTTAAATGACATATGCTATGTTTTAGGATACTTTAGTTACTGATACTGGTACCTGGATACGTGCTCCTGAATCTCTACCTTCGATTACTAAGGTAGCTGCTAAAGAAGTATTTGAACCAAATAATGTATTTACAGTAGTTGCAGTTAAGTTAATAGTAGTACCTACTACAGTTTTAGATACATTTGTACCTAGTGTAGTAGTTGAGGCATTAAGAGCAGTTGCATCTGCTGTATTAATACCGACTCCATCAAATGTATTAAATAATCTAACATCAGAAATTGTAGCAGTATAACCTGAAGTTTCAGATTGGTTACCACCTAAGTAATTTAATGTTTGAGGAGTAATTGCTAATGAAGCACCTTGTTTAATTACAATATTAGTGTAACCAACATCTAGGATAGGCATTTTAGCAGTACCACGAGGTAAAGTAGTTAACTTATACTTCATGATTTGTGTTTCATTTGGAAATGCTTCTAATAAAGGCATACCTTCAATAGCTTGACCATAAAAAGCCGAACCTGAAGGGTGCGTTGGATTATAAAGTGTATAATCAATTTCGTCATCTGCTAATGCAAATTGAGTGATTACGAATGAACCGTCATTTTGAGCTAACAGTTGTCTACCTCTTGTTGTAAGGATAGCATCTACTGTTACTACTGAATTATTTAAATATCCCATTTTCTAATGTTGTTTATTATAAATATATGTTAATTTTAATTTTATGCCAAGTTATTGTTTAAATTAATGAGTCTCGTCTTAAGTTTTCTAAAATAGTATCAATATTATCTTCGGCATTTCTAGATAAGTATTGTGGTTTTAAAATACCTGGGGATGTACCTCCAGCAGTTTTATCTACTTCTAAGATAACGTTAGCAGGATTATCTACATATCTTCTGACTAAGAACCAATCCATTTCAGTATTGGTAATGGTAATTCCTCTATCTACTGTAAAAATTGGTGGTATATTACCACTCACAGGTGTTCCCGATGTATTATCTACTGCTACAATTTTATAAGTTTGGGTTTCAGTGCCTTGGAAACGAATTTCATCTCCTACTTCAAGTATAAAATCATTTGTAATACCAAAGAATCCACTACCAGAAATATCTTCTTGTTTTTGACCGTATACTGGGAGTAGGTTAAAAGGTTTAAATTGTGAAGCTCCTGCTGTACCAATTGCTCCTAATTTTTGCCAATAATCATTATCACTTATAGGACCAACTGCGTAAGGAGGAGTTTGGATTGCTTTAAAGAATGAATTATTTGAAAGAGCCGGTAAGGCGCCTAATCCAACACCAGTAACAGAAGTTGCTTGAAGTGTAATGTCTTCTCCAATACCGATATTACTATCAGTATATGATAAAAATACAGCACTTGAATTACCAAAATCTACTTGAACGCTACTTCCTACTAATGTTGAATCTTTCTTCCATTGGAAAGTAACAATAACACCTGGGATGGTAAATTCAGGTTCTAGTTTAGCTTTAAATTCCATTGTTACCCCTACAGCATTAGGTGCTGTGAAAGGATTTTCAACTGAGTATGTTTTATCTGTTGTAAATGTAGCTGCGGTACCTTTATATTGTTGGAAACCAAATTCTACAGTTTTCGTACTATCTAAAATTTGAGATCCATTAGAAAAAGCAGTTAATCTGTAATCTTGGGCTTGTGTTTGTTGCTGGTCACCTTGTACAAAAGTTATTGAATCAGTATAACCACCAGCTGAGGTAGAAGATATACTTTCAGTTTGAGAGTATGCAATAGGAGTAATTTCTTTTCCACTTTTAAAAATTGTATGATCTCCTAATAAATTAGAGAATGCTGCTGAAGCACCTGCTTCATCATCAAATGCTAATGTAGCAATTTTACCTTCTGTAAAGTTATTTTCAACTGTACGTTGGTTTATACCTTGTGAATCTGCTATTGGCTTAATGATTTTACCATCAACATCTAAAAAGAATCTAAAGTTAACTACACTACGATCTTCTAATCCATTACCCCATTCAGGAGAAGTACCACCTACCCAGTTAAAATAACCGAATAAAGCTTGTGTAGCATCAATGGCACCATCTAAAACATTATAATCATCAGATGTATTTTCTGAACCTTCATAGCGTGGAATAGTACTTCTACGAGTAAAATAATTATAATCTTGAATTTTTGCTTTGGGAGCAGATCCTGAGAGGATAGCATCAAAATTAACTGCTACATTAGGATTATTAGCATAATCTACATCATAGTATATTGTAGAAGGTGTAATATCAGTAGCATTATTTAAAATAGCATTATCAACTGAGTATGTTAAGTTAGGTACATTAGTATAAGGGTTTAGATATACAGGGGAAGAAGAAATAGTATTAGCAACTACATTACCAGAACCAACACCAATAGTTGTAATAGGGTAAGAATTTTCTACTAGAGTAATTCTAAATTTCCCATTAGCTAAAGGGGCAATACTTTGTATAGTTCCTGTTTGAGTT